GCGCCTCGGCGCCATCGTCCCCGGACCCGGCGCCCGGCACTGCGCGGGCTTCGGGCAGCATCGGGAAGGTGACGAGCGACACCTCCCACAGGTCGATCTCCAGAAGCCGCCGCCCGCCGCCGGTCCCTCGCGCAGCCTTCACGGCCCGATAGCCGATGGACAGCCCGTCGATGGCCCCGGCGCGCAGCAGCGCGGCGGCTTCCGCCCCGGACTGGATCTCGGTCAGCAGCCGCCCCGAGACGAACAGTCCGCGCGCGTCCTCGCGCAGCGTCTCCCAGACCCCGATCGGCCGCGCCGGATCGTGCTGCCACAGCAGCTTGGGCTTGCGGTCGGCGCGGCGCAGCGCGGCGGCGAAGGCTCCGGGAGCCACCGCATCCCCGCCGCCGTCCACGACGTCGAAAAGGCTCGCGTAGCCCTGGATGCGTCCGTCGACGAAGCCCTCGCCCGGATCGAAGGCGAGGAACTTCGTCTCCAGCCGCGGTCCCGCGGCGGAGGGATGGGTCGTCATGGCGGTCTCCCGGGTTGTTGCGGGCCGTCAGGCTTCGGTTCGGGGCGGCAAGCCCAGCATTCGACGCTTCTCGTCGGCGTTCAGGAAGTCGGCCCGCGCGACCCGCGCCCATTGCGCGTCCCGCTCGGGGGCGAGCGCAGGCGTGTGGTCCAGATCGGGCTCGATCCGCACCGCCCCGCCCCATCGCCAGCCCAGCCAGCCGCTCAAGGCGGCCGCGGTCCGCCGCACCAGGGGTTGCACGGTCTGGCGAAAGAAGGCCCGATTGGCCTCCTGATAGTTGGCGTAGGTGTTGTCTCCCGGCAGCCCGAGCAGCATGGGAGGCACGCCGAAGGCCAGCGCGATCTCCCGCGCCGCGGCGTTCTTCGTCTCGAGAAACTCCATTTCCGAAGGGGAATAGCCCATCGGCTTCCAGTCGAGGCCCCCCTCCAGCAGCATCGGACGGCCCGCATTGCGCGCGCCCTGGTGATTGGTCTCCAGCTCCTCCGTCAGCCGCCGGTACTGCTCGTCCGTCAGCGTTCCCCGCCCATCCACGCCGGAATAGACCACGGCGCCGGAGGGTCGCGCCGCGTTGTCGAGCAGCGCCTTGGTCCAGCGCGCCGCCGCGTTATGGAGGTCCACCGACGCCGCCGCCGCCTCGAGGGGAGACATCCCGTAATGATCGTCCAGCGGATGGAACGAGCGCAGGTGCAGGATGGGCGGCGCGTCGCCAGTCATGTCGAACCGGTGCGTCTTTGCCCCTACCCGGTACTCATAGCCCTCGGGCCAGCCGTCCCGTCCGGGTATCACCCGCACCCGGTCCGGGCGCAGGACGTGAAGTTCAGACGGCCCGCCATCGGGCCGCGCCACTGCCTCGATGTAAGCGTCGCCTGCCAATTGCAGGAACCCGTAGACGGCCTCCATCAGCGAGGCGCCGTCCTGACCGGGGTTGGGCAGCTCGAGCAGGCTGATCAGCGGATGCTCTGTCAGCCCGACGCCGCCCTCGACATAGCGCAGCGGCATGGCCGCCGCGGCCTCGGCGATCATGCGCACGCAGCGGAAGCCGACGACATTGCCGCCATAGCCCATCCGCGTCAGGGACACGGTGTCCCGGGGCGTCCAGGCCGGACGCCCGACGCCGTGAACCGCGGTGACGGCGCCCACTGCGGACGCCTTCGCTTCAGGCGGGGCGTCGCGGCGCCGTCCGAACAGGGACCATGCCATAGGCTTCTCCTCAGGATTTCGGTCTCGTCACAACCCGCGCACCCGCGGCTCGCCAGCGCCGGCCGTCAGTTCGTTCACCGCCCAGACCAGCGCATCGGCGCGATCAGGGCTCGGGCCGCCAGCGCCGAAGCCGCAGAGCTGATCCTCCAGCGCGGGATGAACGCCGACATGGCGCACGCGCCCGGTCGCGTAGAGCAGCGAAACCGGCTCGGCCCGCGCCACCTTGCCCCGGCTCGCGCGCACGCTCGCCACCGGGGCCATCGGATCGGCGCGGCGGAGGGTTTCCACCACCATCTCGCCGCCTTGGTTGACCTCGGCGACAATTCTGTCGGCGCCAAACTCCCGTCCCGCCTCGATGACCCGCCCCGCCCAGACCGCCGGCGGCGCATGCCCGACTGAGCGGTCGGCCAGCACATAGACCGTCTCCCCGGCGATCCCGACGACCACGATCCCGCACTCGTCAGCCTGAGCGCCGGAGGTGGCGGGCGGGTCGACGCCTACGACGATGCGGTCAAGCGTCGGCGCGAGGCGCACGCGCGCCGCCTCGATGTCGGCCCGCGAGAACAGCGCCCCCGGCGGATCGGTGATCAACTCACCGCCCAGTTCCTGCCGCCCCAGCGTCGATCCCTCATAGCGGCGTGTGATTTTCTCGAGGAAGTCTGGAGCCAGATTGGCGCGATTTGCCGCCGTCGGCGCCGTCGTCGTCACCGTCGCGGGATCGGCGAGGATCAGCCGCAGCGTCGCCTGATCGCGCGGGGTCGTGGTGACCACCTGCCTCGGCCTGTCGCCAAGCCGCAACGCGAATTGCAGCATCGCCCAAGCGTCGTCCGAACGGCGCCATTTGGCAAGTTCGTCGGACCAGGCGCAGTCGAACTGCGGTCCTCGCAGCGATTCCGGGTCCGAAGCCGAGAAAAGCTGCGCCTCGGCCCCGTTCTCCCACAGCAGCCGGTGCCGGGTGGCCTGCCATTCCGGCCTTCGGTCCGACGGCGTGCAGGCCATGATCCCGGATTCCCCCATCACCATCACGTCGCGCGCCTGCTCCCAGGTCTCGCCCACCATCGCGATGCGCCGCGAAAGGCCCGCCGCCGCGGGCGTGGCTCCTTCAACCTGCGCACGAACCCACTCCGCGCCGGCCCGCGTCTTGCCCGAGCCGCGGCCGCCGAGCAGAACCCAGGTGGTCCACTCACCCGGCGGCGGAAGCTGGTGGTCGGGTCTGCCCCAGAATTCGAACAGATGCGGCAGCGCGAGCGTGGCATTGCCGCTCAGCGCGCCGAGGAAGGCCTCACATCTCTCCGGCGGCTGCGAGGCGAACCAGGCGGCGAGCGACCTCCGCCCGCGCGGCGTCGAGGTCAAGCGTTCGATGAGGCGCGTCAGCGCCGACACTGCGATTGCGGGAGAGCTGGGAGGCAAAGTCTAGGACCATCATAAGGGATTTCTGCAATGATCGCAGGTTGGCGGTCTGCTCTTCCGTCAGCGCCCCCCTGTCGCGGAAGGCCTCGACCGCCTGCGCAAGCTCGTCGGCAAGCGAGTCGTACAACGCCACGGCTTGAGCGAGCGTGCGCATGGTGACCGCCTCAGGCGCCCGGCCCGGCTTGCGACCCATATTACTCACAACCCCTTAATAAAAATCTCAGCAGAAAATGAAAAGGGGGGCAAACTTTCCCCCCTTTAGACTTCTCGATCATGCACTTTTTCTACCATAGGGCGCGCGCTCTGTCAAGCTTGTCGTGCCCATCGCACGCTAGGGCTGAGCTCTCTGCCTCTCGATGGCGCGCCACGCCGCGACATTGCGATTGTGTTCTTCCAGGGTGCGGGCGAAGGCATGGCCGCCAGTCCCATCGGCCACGAAATAAAGCTCGTCGCTCTCCGCCGGCCGCAGCGCGGCCTCGATGGAGGCGCGTCCGGGATTGGCGATGGGCGTCGGAGGCAAGCCGTCTATCACATAGGTGTTCCAGCGGGTCGGTCCCGCGATGTCCCGCCGCGTCAGCGCGCGCCCCAACGGCCCGCGCCCCTCGGTGAGGCCGTAGATGATGGTCGGGTCCGTCTGCAGACGCATGCCCCGGCGCAGCCGGTTGTGAAACACCGCCGACACCCGGGTGCGCTCGGCGTCCACCGCCGTCTCCTTCTCGATCAGCGATGCGAGGATCAGCGCTTCCTCGGGCGATCCGATGGCGATGTCCTCCGCCCGCGCCGCCCAGGCCTCTTCCAGGATGCGCACCTGCCTGCTCCGCATCCGCGCCAGCAATTCCGCGCGCCCGTCGCCGCGCGACAGGAAATAGGTGTCCGGGGCGAGCGTTCCTTCAGGCGGCGGCTCCACCAGATCGCCGCTCAGCAGCTCTGATCCGTTGACCAGCGCCGCGACCTCCCACGACGTCAGGCCCTCCGGCACGGTCAGCGGATGCTGCACCGTTCGCCCGCTGATCAAGATGTCGTAAATCTCGGCCATCGAGGCCCCTGCCGGCACGGCGTACTCGCCATAGCGCACGACCGCGTCCTGGCTTGCATAACGAGCCCCGATGCGGAACAGGGCCGCCGACCCGATCACGCCCTCTGCCGCCAGCATCTCCGCGACCCGGTCCAGCCCGGCTCCGCGCGGCACGAACACGATCTGCTCCGCGCTCGTCGGCCCCGGACCGAAATAGGCGTTGCGCCCCCAGCCCACCACGCCCGCCGCCACGATGGCGAGCGCGATGACGAGCGTCATCGCATTGGCGGCGATGCTGCGCATGCCGTAGCCCTCAGGGCGCCTTGCCCAGCACCAGCGAAGCGTTCGTGCCGCCGAAGCCGAAAGAATTGGACAATGCGATGTCGATCCGCCGCTCGACCGGCCGGTTGGGCGCAAGGTCGAGCGCCGTTTCGATAGAAGGGTCCTCGAGGTTCAGCGTCGGCGGCGCCACCTGATCGCGCAGCGCCAGCGCGCAGAAAATCGCCTCCACCGCGCCGGCCGCCCCGAGCAGATGGCCGATGGAGGATTTCGTCGACGACATCGTAACCCTGCCAGCATGCGCGCCCAGCAGTCGCGCCACCGCCTGCAACTCGATCTCATCCCCCACCGGCGTAGAGGTTCCATGCGCGTTCACATAGTCGATGGACTCGGGGGCCAGGCGCGCGTCCTTCAGCGCCGCCCGCATGGCCCGAAAGCCCCCATCCCCGTCCGGCGCGGGCGAGGTGATGTGATAGGCGTCGCCCGACAGCCCATAGCCCAGCACTTCGGCGTAAACCTTGGCTCCGCGGGCCTTGGCGTGCTCGTATTCCTCCAGCACCACGACCCCGGCGCCCTCGCCCATGACGAAGCCGTCACGACCGCGGTCATAGGGGCGCGATGCGCGCTCGGGCGCATCGTTGTAGCCGGTCGACAGCGCCTTGCAGGCCGCAAAACCCGCGATGGACAGTTCGCAGATCGGCGCCTCGGCTCCCCCCGCCACCATAACATCGGCGTCGCCGTAGCGGATCATCCGGGTTGCGTCGCCGATGGCGTGGGCGCCGGTCGAGCAGGCCGTCACCACGGCATGGTTCGGTCCGGTGAAGCCGTACTTGATCGACACCTGGCCCGAACAGAGGTTTATCAGCGCCGAGGGGATGAAGAACGGCGAGATGCGCCGCGGCCCCTTCTCCTTCAGCGTGATGGCCCCTTCGGCGATGGTCTCGATCCCGCCAATCCCCGAGCCAATCATGACGCCCGTTCGCTCGCGCGCCTCGGTCTCGTGAGGGCCTGGTTTCCAGCCCGAATCCTCGACGGCCTGTTGCGCCGCCACGAGCGCATAAGTGATGAAGCGGTCGAGCTTGCGGCGGTCTTTCGCCGACACCCATGCGTCCGGGTCGAAGGTCCCGTCGGACCCGTCGCCCAGCGGCACTTCGCAGGCGATCCG